AAAAATAATAGGCTCAAGAACGGCGTTGCCGTCTTGCTCGTCTAAAAAAGGTGATTTTTGGTTTCGGGCGTATCTAAGTTCTCTGTTTGTTTGCCCGTCAAAATAAAGAAGTGGTTTTCTCTTAGAGCTTTTTGTCTGAATCATATAGCTCAGAGGGGTAATTCTTCTTTTTAATCTGTAAACTTTGTCCGTAAGGACGGCTTGTTTCTTTGCCATTTGAATATAATTTTAATTAAAGTTAAAGAAAAGGGGGAGAGAAACTCCCTCCCCCTATTGTTATTAGTCTTCGAACAAGAAGAAGTTGTTAGCACCAAGAACACAAAGTGCACGCTCAGACAAGTAGTTAACTTGCATTGCATCAAGGTCGCTTGTAGCAGCACCTCCAGCAGAGCCTGTAATCCATGTTTTGTACTTACGGTCTTCAGTCTCAGAAGCTCGGTAACGTACGTGCAAGAATGGACGCTTAGCGTTTTTACCAAGTACTTGGTCATAAACTGTAGTAGAACCAGCGGGTACAAGTACACCGTTTTTGTTTCCAGCAACAATTCCACCTCGCATAGTAGCGTCGTTCAAGTATTTCCAGTCAGACTTATAGAAGTCATATCCTCTACGGAATCCTGTAAATCCAAGGTTCAATGCCATGTCAGTATCGTTATCAAACAATCCGTAAGATACACCACCAGCAGCATTGCTTGATTGAGCAGCCAACATATCGTCAATATCAAAGCTTAACTGACGGTTAACGAAAAGAACATTCTCCTCGATAGCACCTTCTTTGTCAAGACGCTTAATTACATCATCAACATTGGTAAGAGAATCTAAAGTACCAGCTGAAGCAACGTTACCGTTTGTTTCAATTTGGTGGAATAAACCTTTAGAACCACTAAGGTCAGCAGCACCTGTACCGGCAGTAGCACCTTGTAGGTAGTCAGCAGCACCAGAAGCAGCCTCAGCAGGAACAGCCTCAATCATAGCAGTTTCAAGATAATCCTCGAAACGTAGACGAGTTTCATGCTCAGATTTAATGTACCAAAGATATCCAGTAGCACCGTTTTCGGTGGTTACTTCAATCCAACCGATTTGAGCCATATCAGAACCAGACACAGTATACTTCTCTTTCAAGATAATAGGTTTGTTCTCGTAGATATTGTCCTCAGCTTCAACTGAACTTAAGTCAGCAGCATCAGTTCCTTTTCTATACTCAGAACCGTAAACAAATACAGTTAATTTTTCAGATGTTCCAAAAGTAGAACCAGTTGCTTCGTAAAAAGCTACATCAAAAGTATTAGCAGATGTGCTAACAGCAGTAATGATAGCTTTGTTACTTTTAGTAGAAGCAGCTGTGTTATCTGAAATCATAACAGTCTGTCCAACTTTCAAAGGAAGTTTTCCAGTACCAACACCAGTGTCATTTACTGCAATAGTAGCGGTATCATCGCCAATAGTAGTTCCGGTGTCACCAGCACAGTCAATGTATTTAATGTGTAAACGTCCTTGCTCAGCCCATTTAATAAGGTCAGAGTTAGACGGCATCTCAGCGCCTACCATTCTAAGGAATGATGACACAGAGCGGTTTCCGTAGCGCTCAAATTCTTTTTCCATCAAATCAGGAAGGTATTGTTGAGCGAATGTAAATCCATCGTTGCCGATATAGTTGGAAGTTAACGCAACTCTCTCAGCGGATGGTTGTAGTGCCGTACTTAACGGCAAAATAGTAATAGCCATTTTTTAAAATGTTTTAGTGTTTGTGTTATTTTTTGTTACTTCTTATTTTGAGTCCTCTTCCACTACTATCATCTAAAGCTCTTACACTAAATCCTGACTTATTCATATCCTGAGGGGCTTGTCTAACTCCCATATCGATGTTTTTTGCTTTTTTAGTAACATCATCAATGGCATTAGCTTGGCCCTGCTCATAAAAATATCTTGCGAACTTGTCAGGGTTCATTGCTACAGCAATAGATTTGTGGTATCCGCTAGCATCCGATATCATTCCGTTATTATCTAAAAACTTAGAAATAAAGTTATTAATATCTGATTGAGTTTCCTTAATCTCTTTGGCATCGCCAGGGGAGTAAACAAAACTTTGGTCTCCAATTTTGAAATCAAAACCTTTGAAATCATTAAAAACCTCGTCTGTTTTCTTCTGAAAATACTCAGAGCGCTTAAGAGTTTCCTCATTAATACTATTAGACTCTTGGATATATTTCTTGTAAGCCTCATAGTCATTCTTTTCATCTTCAGAAACAAGGCCTCCGCTTGACTCAAGAGGGACCTTATAAGTTTCCTTCAATTCATTGAAGTACTTTTTGGCTTTTGCAAGCTCTCTTTTTTTGGCTATCTGTTTCTGCTTAATGTCCTTTTCATCGTCAATATCTTCATCGTATGCAAACTTTTCGTTTAGCAAATAGTCGATATCTTCTCTGTCAAGGTCATCCTCAGTAGCAGAATAATAGTCAGCCAAAATCTGGTTAGCATCCATAGAATCATAATCCTTGTTAAGGCTCATAAAATCCTGTATGCTTCTACCAGTTTCTTTCTTGTATTTCAAGAAAGCTGACACATCCTCAGGAAGCTCCTCTGCTTCGGCTCTTGCTTCAAACAACTCCTCTACAGAATTAATCTCCCTGTTGTATCTATTCTTAATATATGAAAGAACGTCTTTTTCTGTGAACTCTTGTTCACTTTGTTCTACAGCCTGCTCTTCAACAGTTTCCGTAGCGGTCTCGACTTCCAAGTTTGGCGTGTTTTCACTTCCGACTTCGGCAGCCTTTAATTCCTGTTCGTGTTTGTTAAGCAACTCTTGCTCAACTTCCTGAACAGATTTTGATTCTAAGGTGTCATTAAGCACCTTTACTTTCACTTCTGACATTTGATTAAATTTTTATGCAAAGTTAATTAAAAAAAAATACTATTATCTTGGCTCAAATTCTGCCAAGTCAAAACCATCTAAACTATCCTCATTTGACTCAAAGCTCATAGGAGGTAGATTGTTTTTACGCTGGTCTATTAGCTTAGATTGTTGTGTGTTTTGTTGACTTATCCTATCAGCTTTGGCTTTTTCCTTATCATTTTCTCTTGTTTTAACAGATTCGACTTCTATACCTTTAAGCTGCATATTCATTTCAAACTCAAGCTGCATCAGTTGTGATTTTAATTGAGCCTCATTTCTTGTTCTCTCAATATCAAAAGCAACCTCAGCCTGCTTAACCTCTATTTTACTTCTTTTATCAGCTTCAATCTTAGCCATAGCAGCCTCAGCAGCCATAGATTGTGACTGTTGGTTTATCTGAGCCTGAGTCTGTTGTTGCATCATTTGCTTCTGGATATCAAGCTCTTCTTTCTTTTTGCGTTTCAACTTAAGAAGCTGATTGGCAACTTTAAGATTTTTAATCTCTCTAATATCAATAGCATCCTCAAGATATATCTGGTCTCTTGATAAAGCTGTTTGTATATTAGCTTCTAGCTGTGCCTTTTCTTCTTCATCGGGAGCAAGCTCAATAAATATACCGAAGTCATATAAATACAAGCTCTTAGTTTCCTCTATTGTACCTACATTGTACTTACCTATCTGCATAGCAAACTCTTCCTTGAATTCAGAATACTCAAGGACATCAGCTATTCTACAAGATAAACTTTCAGCTAAAGCTTTAGTAATCTGAAGACTAGAGTCAAGTATGTGTTTTGTGGCAGTGTTAGAATTAGCAGCAGCAAGCTTTTGTAAACCAACAAGAGCGTTAGCATCAGGCTTACTTCCATCACGAGCCTCATTAAGTCCCGTTACATCACGAATCATATTTAGGTAATGATTATAGCTACCTATAAGGCTTCCTATTTTAGCCTGACCTGAGTTGCTTGTAAGCTGCTGGATTGGAACACGAGCGTTATTAAACTCTCCATCTTGAGTATAGCTTCTACCAATAACAGAACCTGTCTGGAAATAAAGCTTTAAAGCATCTTCTGGGTTATACGTTCCTCCGTTACCAAGGTCAACCTCATTAAGACCGTCAGCATCAATAAAAACACCATCAGGTACTACTTTAGATATAACCTGCTGTAACTTAAGATGTGTCATCTGAATCAAGTCTGCAAACGTAATCATGCGTCTAACTAAAGACTCAATAACACCCTTATACATTCTTGGTGCATTTACAATATAAGGAGATGATACATGCTGAGATGCAGATTTAGGTCTAACCATATTCTTAGCCATCTCCCATTTAAGCATGATATTAGTGCCCATAACCATGACACCTTCATACCATACCTCTATGGTTTTCTCAATTCTTTCGAATCTTCCATCCTGCATCATTTCTTCTGGTGGATTGAATGTGTCGTCTTTTTCTACAACACGCTCACCGCCATTATCTAAATACTTTTTCTTATAAACAAACTTTTTATCTGTCTTATAACTAAAATACAAAAGAGTAGCTGTATCTCTATTGAACATGGAGTTCTCATAGAACCTTGATATGTTATAATAATCATACCAACTCTGGCTATATTTAGATATTTTATCTAAATCCTCATTAGTTAAGGTTGTGTCAATTTTTCTAAGCTCTGTAATAGGAACAGTTTTAATCTCTCCCCAATAGAAACAGTCTCTAAAATTGTTGTCCTCAGTATAGCTATGAACAAGATTTGCTGGGTCAACATAATCAACTTTAATACCAGCACCTGGTAAAAAACTATGCTTTACAGCTCCTATACCTATAGTGGTAATATCGTAATTTACACGCTTTTTAATTTCGTCATAATGATTCTCATCAAGAACAGTGTTAATAGCAAGCTCCTGAGCAATCTCAATAGAAGGCTTGTATTTAAGCTGCATATGCAACGCAAGCTCTTCATCATTTTCAGGAACATCATCCTGAGGTATATCAAAAGCATTTATTCCAAAATCTTTATTCATTTGCTCAAGAAACTCTCTTGAAATCATATCAGTTTCAATCATATCCTGATATGCAATTCTTTTCTCAGCTGACATAGCATCTTGCGCATATGTCTTAATAGAAAACAATCTATCAGACATGCCGTTTACTACTATGTCTACAAACTTTGGTATAATTGGTATAGGAGTCCAATCAAGATTTAAATACGATAAATCTCCATCAACAGCCAATTCGTTTTTGTATTTTGCGACAGACTGCTCACCACGAGCATAAAGTCTTAATCTATGAAAATCATCTAACTGTCTGTAGAATTTACAATCGCCTCCTCCTTTTCTAAACCACTCATATTGTATAGCCTGACCTACCTGCAATCCAAACTCCATTGTAGCCTTCTTAGAATCACTAACAAACTGGTCTGGAAACGATACGCTATTTATTGATACGGTTACTTCTTTCATGTTATTATCTGGCTGTAAGTTCCCTTGTTATTATATGTTGCAAATTTAATGTTTATTTTTGACTGTGTTTTCTGAGGCGTATATCTATTCCTTTGATTGGCCATAATTGCTAACCCTGAGCTAATAGCTGCGTCAAATTTTGTTCTGTTATTTATATCAAACTTAGCCCAATCCTCAAGAGTTCTTGTGAAATACATAGCTCCCATATCTCCAGAGTCCCTATATTCACCGTTAACATCTATACCTACATACCTTTCTATATAAGACTCAATAGCAGATGCATGAGATTGCTTAACGTCTTCTGATGAGTTTGGTATCCCACCTAATTCTTTTTCTGTCTTAGACAGCTTATTAAACATTTTGTCTGGCCTATTCATGGCAAAACCCCTATATCCTCTGTTTTTTAAATGATATAAAAGCCTTGGTTTGTTGTTTTCAACAAGTATTGGCATACCATAAAAAACACAAGCCATGAGTACTTCCTCAAAGAATATCTCAGCAGTCTGTGGTCTTGCTATATATTCTAAGAAAAACTCATTACTAGGAGCGTCGTCCATGTTGAACTTAGTCAAACCATGTAACGCTCCGTTAGAGCCACGTCCAACCACTGTTCCTGATATATCGTATGAGTCACATCCAAACGAGCCTATGTGCTCATTACCCGGATATTTCACACCGTTCTTATTTACAACCCTGTTCTGCAATCCCTTGCTTGGAATCCAGGATACTAAGAACCTACCTCTTGGGTCAGGACTCCATACCACAACAGAATCCTCAACTCCATCTCTCCAATGAAACGAGCCTCTTGTCAGGTACTTCTCTTTTATAATGCTATCGTTATAGTCTATCTGCTGATATATTTTTGTTAGATTGAATATTGATGATTTGGTCTCATCTCTAAAGGCATGAGACTCAGTTCTTGGGAACTGTCTATAAAATTCGTTCAAAGCATCAGGGTCATTCTTCAAACTCTCAACCTCATTGTCCCAATACTCCACAGCCCCTTGGGGAATATATTCACCATAAGAATCTACTATTGGTGAATCTGGCGTATACAGAACAGGCATCCCGTACCTATCTATAAACCCCTCCATGTTCCACTCCATAGGTATAAACAAGCTGTACATTCCACTTTTTGTCTGCCCATTAGAGTTTCTTTTAGAAGTATCAGAGTCATAGTAAAGCTTCTTGAAGTTATCACCTCCTTTATCCAAAGCATTTGACGTAGAACCCATCATACACTTTCCTATAATCTTTCGTCCTAACCTAAGACAAGTTTTTGTCACTCTCCAGTTATTCAGGATATTATCAGGCTTATCCCACTTACCGCTCTCATCGTGAACAAGAAGCAATAGCTTCTCACCATCATAAGAGTTATCACCTGTATTCTTCCAGTCAATTGTTGTGTCCAGTCCCTCAAATACTATATCAGACACAGAGTTCATGTTCTTCTTTGTAATCTTAGAAGCTGGAACACGATAAGCAAGCTCAGTCTTTGGCTTGTCCATACCGTCCTGTATAGGCTTGAAAAAGAAAGGATAGTTGTTTGATATCGGTACTACCTTATCCGTAAACATCTTCTTGGCATCAGCACCTGTCTTAGATAATATGCCAACTCTTGCATCTTTTGCAAGCGTTCCTGTGTTTACACATTCTGACGAGGACATAAAAGAAAATCCTGAGCGACGTATCTTAAGGTATATCATTCCGAAACATCTGGTATCCGCTTTACAAGCTTCCCAATACAAAAAGAATATTCTGTTTGCTTCACGAAACTCTGGGTGTCCTACGTCAATCTTAGTCCACTGAAGATACATATAATGAGTTCCTGTTATGTAAGTTGGCTTTCCGTTATTCATAAACCACATACCTTCTTCACGCCTGTTGAACTCTTCCTCTATGTAATCTACCCACTTGTCCTTAAACTCCTGAGCAGACTCATGCCATTGAAATATACTTGATATTCTGCCAAGTTCTTTTGGATAATCAGATACCTCCCAATATTGCTCTGATTCCTGCTTGGACCTTGACCAAACCTTTCTTAATTTTTTAGGCAGTGCTATCTTTAATCCGTTTATAGAAACAACGCTATCAATCATGCCGGATTTAGATATAACAACCATATCATACTTGTCGTCATATCCATACTTCCATGATTTACCCTTATTCTTGTTTGTTATAACAGTTTTAGGTATGTAATCATTAAGCTCTTCGTACAATTTATTTTGACCGTCTTTCTGCAAAGCCTGTTAGTTTGGTTTCCTTTTTATCTGTACTCTTCCCTTCAAGCATATTTCTTTCGTTCTCAATCCTTGATAGAATCTCAAACGCATCAAATATAGCCAGCTTCTTTGTAGCTGCCGCATTTTTAAGCCTATCCGCTGCAAGCTCAGGAGATAAGTCATCAAAGTCTTTTTTGATAATACCCTCCTGCGCCACCTTAATTAGCTCCTTAACAGCCATCTCGCCAGCCTTTATAATGTCCTCTTTTAGCTTTTTAACTTCCATGAGCAACCAATGCTATATCAGCAACTTTCATTCTATAAACGGTTTCTCCGTCTACATTGAATTCATACTCGCTATGCGGAGTGAATGATATCATATCACCCTCGTATATGCCTATATCCTCTAACTTTTTGTTATTATATCTAATATGACCCATAAGAGGAATGTATTTATCTGTAACAAACATATCCTCTCCTTTGTTTTTTATTGGCGATACAAAACAATAATCATCAACAGTATTCCAAGCATCTCCGTTGTTATACATAAAAAACTGATTAGACTCAAGAAAAAACGTGTTGTCTTTCAAAAAGCTAAAGCCGCTTCTCTCTTTCCCTTGCATATCATAGTATATCTTAAAAACATTATGATGTACAAGCAGAATATTACCAGGCTTTATAGGGCCATTATATCCAGAGGGACATTCTATGACTTTTGCATATCTATTTGAAACAGTATGGTCTTCTTGTGAAGTGCTTGTTATAAAATCAATATCACCAACTTTCTTCACATTATCATACCGCCTACCTCCAAAAGGTTCAACGATAAAATAAAATGGAGATTTCATTCAAAGTTAATATTGTATTCTATTGATATTGGCATATTAGCGTTAAACTCTTTCCAGAGAATAATCTCGTCATCTCTTTCAATCCAAACCTTCATGCTATCCCTATCTTTATCATATTGAATAAGATGAATAGTGTGGCTATCGTTTAGTATGCTCTGACCTACTATGTAGTGCATAGCCCCCGACTTATAATCAGGACCTATGGATATCTTTCTTATATCCATTATATTAAATTTTTTAAATACCTATTTTATATATATCCATAGAAGCAGAAGGAACGTTGCTCCATCCGCCTAAACTTCCGTGAATATATAACCCGCCTGCGTCGATACCTGAGCTGTCTCTCATTATTTGATATGTAAGCTCAGTACCTTCAGTTGTTATAGTTAATGGAACAGTTACCTCGTAAGGAATCATAACTCCAATCTTATCTAGCTCAACAGCTTTTGTAACGCCTGCTTGAACTCCGTCTATTAAAGCCCTCCAAAGAGTCACTGTAACACCGCCTGACGAACCTTGTCTTTCAAAGTTTCCAAAGCCATTAATAAGATAAACACCAACATCATTAAACGTTATTGTTCCATCAGCAGCCAGCATAACAGGGTCGCTTGCGCTTCCTTGCGCTGCTCCAAATGTAACCTGTAAAGGCAAATCTAATCCGCTAGGCTCTTGGTTACCTGTTGAATAGGCACTCAAGACGTTTGTATAGGAAAGATTAAATACACCAATAGTATCTATGATATCACTCATCAGATATACCTCCTGGGTATCATTTCTTGTTTTAGAGTACCTCTCCTTTGTGTTTACCTCAAAGCTTAGGGTTTGAAATTTTTGGTTACTAGGTATTATTGCCATTTTCCTCTTGTTCTATAATCTCTCCAGTCTTAGTGTTAATAGTAACATTCTCACCATACTTCTCTATAAGCTTAGCTTCTAAATCTTTAAACTCAGCTTGAAGAGCTGACATTCTATGCAAAGCCTGATGTTTTTGAACCTCAATGTTTGCAATAGTTTCTTTAAGCTCAGTAAACTCAGTATTAGCTTTAGTGATTTGGTCTAGTTCTAATTGTTCTATTTTTTTCATTTTATTAAATTTTAAACAAAGATAGTAAATTTATACTATCTGCCCTGACCTCTGTACAGTTTCTTGTAGCCTCTTTTACCAACGCTTGCATTTTTGCTGTGGCATCCAGGTCTTTTGGTCTTGCTTTTCTCTATGTAGTTACCCAATATTAACTTTGCCATTATCTTCCTTTAATAATACTACTTGCCTTCTCTGTTGTTCTTCCTCCGAAGTATGCTAACACAACTGCCATCATAACTTTTTCAAAAGTATCGTTCCATGTAGTTCCTATGTTAAACGGTATAGAATTAACAGAATCCAAAATACCTGCAAAAGAAAATACAACAATACACCAGATAAGAACAAGAGGCCTAACGTTTTTACTAAGCCAAGAATCAGACGCAGCGTCAGCTCTCCATCTGCTAGTAATTGCTTCAATTTCTTTATTTTGCTGGTCATATATTAATGTTTGTAGTTTTATCTTATCCTCAGTGGATATATCTGCCTTACCTATAGCCGCTATAGCTTCCTTTGGGCTAGTAACCCCTTCAAGTAAATTACCAAGGGTTGGGTTAATCATTCCAGCAGCTCCAAGCAATAGCTTGCCTACTGTCGTTTCTTTGAATGGTTTCTTACTCATATCACTCTATATGTTGTTTTACCTTCTATTCTTTCTGCCTTTAGGCATCTACGTCTATTCTCATCTGGAGACACATAGCTTACATGAACCCAGTCAGGGTTTTCGTCTGTTCCAAACTCCCATATAAGCTGGTCGAAGTCTATATTATCCCTGATGTAATGATACATCTCAGCGTTTGTTTTGTGACCATATGTATCGTCTATGTCAATTGCTCTACCTTCGCAATGCTGCGATTTAGAACTACCACCGATAGCTTTATTCAAATCTTTACTCCTGAAGAATGAGTTTATTTTAATAGGTCCTCCGACCCATTCACGAAGTGGTTCGAATATATTTTCAGCAACCCCAACCATATTGGCAACTTCATAACCGTTAGGTGTATTATCTATGCCTTTTCTTTTAGCTGTGTAAGACTCAGTTGCTTCCTTTGCGCTGATATGTTTGCTTATGTTGTTCGATGACATCTGCTATTTCTTCTTTAGTTAAATTTAATTTAAAGCTTATATCTGCTGTCCATTGCATTACAGCCTGATTCCCTTTATACAATACAACAACAGGAACTGATTTTGTATTTTTTTGTATAGAAGGCGACTGCTGTTCTAGTAACCCGTATATTACCGGATTACCGTTTATTCTAGCTGGAAGTTGAACGTCGTTCCTTTTATTCCATTCAGCATTAATTTGTACTACTGTAAAAGATTGTGCTTGTACAAATATAGTAGCAAAAAGAAACGCCAAACGTACTAATATAGTGGTCATTTTCTTTCTATTATTTCGTATAACTTCTCGTCTATCTTATCTAGCTTCTTGCTGTTCTCCTCAACCTTTTGTTGAGTGTTCATAATTGTCTCACGAACAAGCTGGTCTTTGAGGTCATATTCAGTACGGCTAATAGCCGGCTTTGGAAGCTCCTTAGCGACCTCTATTTCTTTTTGAAGTGTGAAGTACATTGCAGCGAGTGATACAGCTCCAGCCAATATCATTGCTATAGTTTTTATGTCTAGAGTTACTTCTGTGTTTTCGCCTACCTTAGCCATTTATTATGAGTTTTCTAGAGTTTGTATTCTTGTTTCTAAAGAGTCAATTTTTGAAGAAAGTTCTTTCACTGCGTTAATTAAAGCAAATGTCAGAGCATGAGGGTTGAACTTATAAAGTTCAGTTGGATTTTCATCTGTTGGCTCAAGTTTTTTCTCGTGAGTACTAATAGTCTCTGGAATTATGCTTAACACGTCTTGAGCAATAATACCTATATTATCTACCAGTGTGTCTTTAAACCCAGCCTTCCCGTTATAATCAAAGATTTTAGGCTCTATTTGTAAAAGCTCTGTTAATCCAGTGGCATAAGGTCTAATGTTTGTTTTTACCCTGGAATCTGATACAATATCCCACGCACTAGTTGATGGCTTTCCAGCAGAATCATTAGCTAACTCTAAGTCATAAGAAAGCGAATCAGAGCCAGTGTTAATACCCACTTGTGAGTCAAATGTATGTACAGAAATTACAGGGCCAAATCCAGTTACACCACTCATAGACCCCACGTATATTCCGTCAAAAGAATCAGAGCCATAAATAGCTGGATTATCAATATTATACGAAGACCATTGCATCCCTTTGTTGTTACCAAAGAAAATATTACTATTAGTACTTGATAATGTCAATGTGCCCGTAATTGCCCCTCCAGTTGTTAATAAGTATCCTGTTAAAAAATTAGATGGACTAATCTTTACGTTGTCAGTTCCATCATAACCAACTAAAAAGTCAACGTTTGCTCTAGAAGTGCTTTCGTTAAACTGTGAAAATTTTATTGCCATCTTATGATTCTGTTATTATTTCGTCATTATTTTCTGTTGCAAGCTCAATGCCTAGCTCACTAATCATAGCCTTAGAGCCTATATTCCCTTGGTCATATAGTTCCTCCCCAATAACATTGCCTATGATTATTGATAAAGGCATATTACCAAAGGGCTATAAGGTTAGTAGCTGTTGTTCCTGTAGAGAACACTTTAGAAACCTGAACAGGTACAAACTGACCATTGTTGAGGTTATAAAACGTAACTACATCTCCACCAGAGGTTGTAACCTTTACGTTTCCACCAACACCTACATACAAAACACATCCACCCTGGTCTCCTCTATAAAGCTGATAAGCTTCTCCAGTAGCCATTATGTTTGATGATAAAGACAACTGAGTGTCTGAATCTACAGCAGTTATAGTAGCTGCGGTAATATCAGTAGTATTGTACACAACATCTCCAACTCTAACTGTAGATAGAAAGGAAGCTGTTGAATCAACCAACTTATCAGCAACATTTCCAGTAGTAGTTCCAGATGCGGGCTTTGATGATGTATTGGGTATATTGGCTGTGTCGCTAGGACAAACCTCCAAAGCACTTCTTACTTGTAATTTTTGATATGACATCTTTCTTTTTATTTATGCAAAGATATTATTTTTTTTCGAAAGGAAACATTCGGTTGAGATTGTCACGCCTGCTTGCACAGCCGCAATCTTTACCTGTTGCCTTGGCAACTTTCTCAACTACAGTCTTGACTCCTGTCTTTACTGTGATGTTCTCAATAACATCCCCTAAACCTCTTGGCTTCATTGGTTATTGTATTTATAGTTTATTATGCAGCTGAAACAGTTAAAGTCCCACCGTTTGCAACGGTTACTCTATAAGATGTTCCGTCTGGAGACTTCATTATAATGCCATCTCCTACGCCGCTTAACCTAATCTCTTCGTTAGCTTCGATTCTGCCACCTGGTTGTACTTTTAAGTATAAGTAATCAAGCACTGTAGAGCCTATATTAAGAGTATCTTGCTCATAGGTTTCTTCTCTGCTTCCAGAAATCCATGTGCCATTTATAGCACCACCAGCTTCTTCTGACCATCCAATAGAAAATCTTTCGTATTCTCTATCGGACTGTTCATTATACCCGCCTGTAAACACAGTATCACCGGCAGTCCCCTGGAATCTTATAGTTTGAGGTGAAAGTGCGCTATCATTTCCTAATTTTATTTCAGCGGCATCAGCAGTAGCGGTTAGAGCAGCGGCAGCAGAAGTTGCAATAGCACCTGTGGTGTCGGTTACTGTAAATGCGCCGTCTACATCAATGCCTCCGTCTAAAGAAGCTAATCCAGCTGCATCAAGTGTTCCGGAAATATTGGTGTTACCAGTTAAACCAACTACAGTAAACTTATCTGTGTTTACCTCAATGTCCCCGCCAATAAAAGTGTTAGCACCAATATTGATATCATTACCAACTGTTGCATTACCTGTTGTAGCGTTTACGCTAAATTTATCTGTACCAACATCAAAGTTACCATCAACACCAACTGCTCCTGAAAAATCTCCAGTTGTTGAAGATAAACCGCCGTTGTGAGCTGTAGAACCAGTAAATGTAGATATGCCAGTGACACCTAAAGTACCACCAACTGTAGCATTGCTAGTAACAGCAAAAGTAACGCCAGTTCCAACAGTTAGAAGTGTTGGTGAAGCTGCGCTGTTTTGCTTTAATGAAGAATTAATAAGCGAATCTGTGCCATCAAATACCGGAATGTACGTGTCAGTTCCGTTAAAAGCTCCGTCAATAGTATAGGAAGCTATGCTGTCTACTGTAGTGGTTTTTGTTGAGTCCACATCAGAGACATCGGTCATGACAAACAAATCACCAGAAGCTACGGTAACTGTTGGGTATGCAGATGTGTTGTTAATTTTAGACATTTTATATGTTTTTAATATTTACCTTTTCTAGTTTTTGGAGAACTTGCTGTACTTCCACCTTTTCCTGCCCATAGATGTTTACACGCCCAATATCTAGCCGTTAGCTTATTTGTAGCTGACGAGCACTTATGGCGAGCTCTAAACGACTTTCTTGCAGCAGATGAGTAGTTGTGTCCATATCCAGTAGCACCGAAGTGTATAAGCTTCTCAGTGCCTCCTGAGCACGCCTTAACCATCTTCTTCTTTCCTGCTCTGTCCGACTTTGTAGGTCGGTTACACGCCATCTTGCTTTTATTCGCCATCTATAGTAATTGTTATACTGGTAGGTTCAGCTTGCTGTGAAATCTGACCAGCTATGTTTTCTTCTAGTTTAGCAACCGTTTCAGTACCCATAGCGTCTTTGACCCACTGAGTAATTATTTCGTTTGTTAAACTTGACAAAGGTACAAAATTTGTTATATTGCTAATGTCGAGCACCTGAGTGCCAATTACATCTCCAATATACGCTGTCTCACTGTCCTCTCCAGTTAATCTATAGTGAACATTGTACACTACGTTTTCATTTCCACCATCAGATAGATATACATCGACTGTTTTACAATCCCAAGAATAATTAATCATATTATGTTTCTTTTAATTATGTTTCTTTTAATTCTATTCCCCATGAACAATATCTCCAAAAACCGTTAGCCTGAACACGAAGCTCTATAATATCTCCTACTGAAAATGTTGTTCCAGAAAATTGAAAGACCGCTACCTCACCAGCACTACCGGATGTATACGCCACAGTGTCGCTGTCATAAGAGATTCCATTTTTGTAAATATAAAGAGTAATTGAGCTCCCTGTAGGACCTGAGGTATAACTTGCATATGGAGTATTCCTAAGCCTTATAGTGGAAATCTCTCCATTAAACGTTGGAACTATAGGGCTGTAAGCGTATGGATATGTTGTTGTCATACCTGTCGGATAAACCGTAAGCAAAGAAGTGCTACCATGATACCCGTACCAGCTTATAAACATTTTCTGGCCTACATACTTATCAGCCTTAACATTTCCATTTACATCTAGTTTTTGCCCAGGACTAGCCGTTCCAACCCCAACGTTGCCATTTTGGTTTATTATAAATCTATTTGTACCAGCTGCAGAATTATTGTGATAATTAATTTTAAAATCACCAACACCCCCAGAAGTTCTTTGTGCACCAAAGGAATAGCCATAATTATCCGATGTTGAAGTAGCAGTGGTTATACCTACAAAACCAGTATTATCTGCCGTAGCTGATGCGGTAAGTTTTACGTGAGTATTTGTAAAAGCTCCTGTATTACCATTATTAGCGTTTTGGCGCACTTCAAGCTTGCCGCTAGGATTAGTAGTTCCAATACCAACGTTGCCTGTGCTACGAGTAATGTGAAATTGTGTATCAGCAAAATTACTTCTTATTTGAAAATGACTTACACCATTTATAAGCTCATATTCACTGTCATTTCCATCTTGTAAAACAATTGCTGCGCCGCCTCCCACGGTATTTCTAGAAAACTCAGCAATAGCGAAATCATCTGACGCTACTGTAAAAGTTCTATTAGGACTATCCGTTCTAATCCCAACCCTATTGCTCTCACTAACAAACAAATCAGGTGTTCCAGACGCTGTTGGCCCGCTACCAATATGAAGCCCATCAAAGCCGCTAGAAGTCCAGTTAGCTATATGGAATAAAGTATTGTCGTAATCTTCAAAAACTAAATTCTGCCCACCTAGTATTCTAGCACCTGAATTTAAATAAGATACACCCGTTGACCTAAATGTACCGTTTATATCTAAAGTGTATGAAGGCGTAGTATCATTAATACCGATTCTATTAGTACCATTGTCTAAATACAATAATGTATTTGTGGTTGTACCAAGCTCAATATCACCGTTTGTGCTATAGGTTTGTAACTTTAAATCGTAAGTATAATCAGAGTATATCCTAGCGTTACTAATTCCGCTAGTAGAGAATAACATATAAGAACTTCCTATTCCACTCGGATAATCTAGTGTTAGCAAGTTACTTGTGCTTCCTCCTATCTTTAATCCATTGGCCGCCGCATATGTTAAGTAACTAGAATCATTTAAACTACTAGTTCCGTTCCAAAGGGCAACTCTTCCAGATGTACCAGTTCCTCCAACTTTAGTAGCAATATCTGATGTGTTAGTCGCAATGTTACTTGTATTCGTGCTTACATCTGATTGCAGGTTAGATATATCCGTGTCATTACTCGCAATGTTAGTCGCATTCGTAGAAATGTTCGTAGTATTCGTACTGATTGCACTCGCATTAGCAGATATTCCCGAAGCATTGGTAGCGATATTGGTGGTATTTGTAGATATTGCACTTGTATTTGCACTAATATTTGATGTGTTAGTTGCAATATTTGTCGCATTGGTAGATATGTTACTTGTATTCGTAGCAATATTAGTTGCGTTTGCACTTATATTACTAGTATTTGTTGCAATGTTCGTAGTATTGGTAGATACACTTGATTGAAGTGCACTTATATCAGAATCATTTGAAGCTATATTCGATGCGTTAGTAGCAATATTTGTAGTATTAGCTGCAATATTGGTTGTATTTCCGCTTATTGCTACAGTATTGTTAGAAATAGATGTAGTATTTGCACTTATATTACCAGTATTCGTAGCTATATTAGTCGCATTGGTAGATATGTCCGCTGTATTAGTGGCTATGTTTGTGCTGTTTGTGCTTATAGCTGTAGCGTTAGCAGAAATGTTACCAGCGTTTGTAGCAATATCCGTAGCATTGGCACTAATTGCGGTAGCATTGGTTGCTATATTAGTTGTATTAGTACTTACGTCTGTTTGTAAAGCTGCTATGTCGGTGTCGTTTGACGATATATTTGCCGCATTTGTCGCAATAGCAGATGCGTTAGTGCTAATATCCGAAGTATTAGTAGCAATATTAGTGGCGTTAGTAGATATGCCTGAAACGTTTGTTGCTATATCTGAAGTATTCGTGTTTATAGCTGTCTGAAGAGTACCACCATCTATAGATAGACCAGTCCCGCTAGCAGTTGTAGATATGCCATTTACACCTGTAACGTCAAACGTCTGGCTATCTAAGTCGACAGCTCCCGTTCCAATATTTCCTGTAAAATCTAAATCAGCTGCGGTAACCTGAGCATCTACATAAGCCTTTGAAGCAGCATCAGTAGTAGCTACAGGGGTAAGAGGAATTGTTAACTGGTCAGTAAATATACTAGTGCCATCTACATGAAGCTTGTATGTAGTAGAGGTAACACCAAGACCTAACTTTCCGTCTACATATAAATCACCAGTTATCTCACCGCCGCTTATAGGAAGAACAGTGCCAAGTAAATTAGATGGCGTTATTTTCAAAGAATTATTACCCTTGTACCCGATTATAAAATCAAAATCAGATATAGATGTTTTCTCTGGAAAAAATGCAAATCTCAATGACATGATAAGGTGTATTAAGCCCTTTTTGTGTACTTCTTAGTAACTCTTGCTTTTGGAGTGTTTGCAACAAACTGCTGGCTTCTCCCCTGTCTTTTCTTTTTGCGAGCAGTAGCAGCCCTTTCTGATTTGGCCATGCTCTTTGCCTTCTTCAAAGGAAGGCATCTGTCTGGGTTCTTCTTGTCCTTGCTCGTTCCACACGCCCCAAGGATAGAACCATCCGTTCCGATTCTTACCCACTTCTCTTCACGCCATTTTTTAAGTTCGCCCACCTTATGCTGTTACTTTTTGTTTTTTCATCTCACGAACCCTAGCAGGATTGTAAGGATGACCTGTTGGGCCTACCTGAAATGAAGTCTCTCCCTTTCTTTTTGGGTTATAAGGCATACCTGAAGGTCCTACCTTGAATATAGACTGCAACTTTTCAATGTCTTTGTTTCTCATCGGGATGGAATCCATCTCTATTTTTTTAATATATCCTGGCATGATTATTTATTTTTTATTTTTAGCATAATTAGGGTCTTTACAATACTTACTCGCAGCCATGTTAGCATAAGCCGAGGGATACCTGTCAAAGGTTCTCTTAGCCCAGGCTATACCTGCGGGGCAAATCTTGTTACTTTTTTCTTTCTACTCATCCTCTGGCTCTTCTATCTCCCGGTCTATCGTTTCTATCACCTCTGTTACTGGACTGGTTTCTCATGACAACCCTTCCATCTGAGGTATGCGATGCATCCATATTGTCGCCGTTACCGTAAGTACCCCTCTGTCTGTTTATTCTGTTGAGCTCCATACGTCTCTCAATCTCTGACCTTTTCTTGTTGTACTTCTTCTGGTAAGCGTTTCTTTTTCTCCTTGCCTCAGGATTATCTCTGTAATATTTTGCAGTTCTACTTAACCCCATTAATATCCCATTGATTTTTTAACAGCTAGCTTCATCTGCATCTCATCAATCTCATGCTGCATTTCCTTGGCCTTTTTCATGGCTAAAGCTTTCTGAATTCCTGTCATAGAACAAGGAGCACTTTTTTTTGTTGGGTGCATATCTTTTGTTTTCAGCAAAGATATAAATTTTATAAATTTGTATTTCTAATGAAATATACTGTAATAAAAAGAAGGCGACACGATAGGGTCGAGCCTAAACACGACTACCTAAAGTACTTCAGGGTAGTGAGACACTGGATGAAAATGAAGTATGAAATCGGTCTACCAGAGCTGGAGATGTTATTATTCCTGCACGGAGAGGGTCTTTTCAAAAAATCTGATTTTACAGAATTCCAGAAAATAATATCATGGGATATCGATAGGTTCGATAATCTTTTGCGTGACGGATGGATAATCGTCTGGAGAAAGCGTAAAGGCAAAGAAGCTACACTGTATGAGATATCATTCAAAGGGAAACGAATGATTACCCATATGTATAAAATCCTCAACGGAGAGGAGATGATATCAGAAGACCCTAAACGAAATCCTATGTTCAAAAAAAATGCCCCGTATAAAGACAAGCTCTACAGGGGCATGATTAGGAGAATGAATGAAGCTATAAAACAATCACGACGTCCTTCAGTTGAATAACTGTAACAGGCTCGCCTGCCAGCACAACATCATAGGCGCTTCTTTTGTCGTAATAGATAACGTCCTCGGCTTTTACTTGAGTAACTTGGTCTCCTACCGTCTTAATCTTTCCTTTGGCGTATCGCATCTGGCTTACGTCCTCACCTGAGAGTATGAGGCCAGAATCAGTTCTGACCTCTTCCTCAATCTTTTCGATTATAATAAAATTATTGATTGCTCTCATTGTCTTTTCATTGTTACTATTGCGTTTGTGGATAGTATGGTGGTTGCTACTGACACTGCGTTGCGTAGTGCGTTCTTTGTGACCTTAGCCGGGTCGATGATTCCCATCTTGAACATATCCCCGTACTTCTCAGCTTTTACATCATATCCGTAGTTCCAGTCAGCTATCTGAAAGTCGTTGTAGTAAATATCATTAAACTCTTTACCTGCGTTGGTTAGTATCTGAGCAGCTGGTGACTTTAAAGCCTGTGTAAAAATTGCGTGAGCAATT